GTGGAAACGACGGTATCAAGGATATCGATGGGGATGACAATGTCATCACCAAAGACTTTTACCTCGGAAGCTAGTTCAGATAAAGACCGGATCCCGCGGAAGCGAGAACCGTAGCGATGGACGTGGAATGAAGCCATGGAAATGGCCCAAAACACGACTGTCTCGACGGGAAAGCAGACTGCAGATCCCATCGGTGCAAATGCGGAGATGCGGATCAACTCGCCATCATAGATGGCAGAGTGGGCCCGCGTCCTACAAAGATACTTCCTCACGTGTGGAACTCCGGAAAGGAGGAACCATACGAGAGGGAGAGAAACCGTATCTGAAGCCTCGGAGAGATCCAAGGTGCAGTGACGGTTTTCAAACGCTTTCATCGCTGCCAACTGATTGAGAGACTGATCTCTCATTCGAATTGAAAGACGAAGAAGCGGATGATTATCGATGTAGCGCATCATCGCACCCATCTGACCTTGCTGAAGATACTGCAAAGCAGTCATTTCAGCAGAGATAAGACGGGGTCCTCTGAAATCCTTTGGAACTAGGCAAATTTTCGTATTAAATCGATCAAGAAATAATACGGAATTTGACTTAGTTCTAAGGTGTTCCAGAGACTGAACGCCATATTCGTAGAAGGGATAAACACGATTAGCCTGGGAAGGCCAGTACGTGAAATCCCACTTCTTATCGCGATCTCGACCCTCATGCACAACACCGGGACCATGTCTCGGGGAAATGTCTGAAAGGTCAAGGCGCGAAAGAACTTTCCGCAATATAGCTTGCGCTATATTCAGGACAGGGTTATCGCGCGGTAGAACAATCTTCCGCAAGGAAGACTGCCTATCGCGAAATCCCCTGACGGCAGACAACTCCTGCTCTTTCGTAGGGTCTTTAACTACCTTACTATTGATCAAGAGAAGCTGACGCAAGTAGAATATGGAGACGACATTAGGCACCTCGAGGAGACGACCGTCGTCTCCGAATACCTCCTTGAGAGAAGCATTCAGAAACTTCGGAAGTCGGGTATCCAATCGAAGGGCGAAACCGATGGGACAGTTAAATGTTCCACGGACTAGTCCTTCATCTATGGCTCTCCCCAATTGGGGGAGGGTTACGTAGACGAAGCTTGATCCTTCAGACCTTCCTCTTGCGAGGAGAGTTTGACGGTCTCTATTATCGAAAGGAACGCCTCGAGATTCACCGTCAGCCATTAAGGCTAGGTGGAGCTCGAGGGCTCGAAACTGGCTATTAAGGTCCGCCATAAGGCTAAAACCTCCAGTCAGTTCATGGCCAACAAGTCCTAATTCGTTCTACTGATGGCACGCTTATTAGGCGGGCACGAACGCGCCGGACTGAGAATAATCACCTTCAATGGTGATTCCATTCTTCAGACCGACGACGAACGAGTTCGTCAGTAGGCACTGAGCCTGCTTGGTAAGGTCTTTTACGACCGTATCCGTGAAGGCAGTGGCACGAGGAACACGGAGAATAACCTCTACGCTTCCCAGCGTGAAGGCCCCGGTGATGTCATCGATATCGCCTTTGGAAAAGACGAAACGATGAACATCGGTTCCCTTGCTTCCGTTCGGTTTGAGAGTATGTTCAACGACGAGACGCTCGGCCTCATTGAGGCCGGAAGCGGCGACGATGAACTCCTTCTTTGGACCGTTTTCGGAAGAAAGTTCGTACACGACATCGGTGGTAGATCCGGACTTGTTGACAGTAATAGCCATGAACAGCTCCAGGTTTGTTTCCGTATGAGATGATCTCGGGAAACGGCTTGATCACATTTGTGTGTGATTGCACGACTTTACTTACCCCATGGGGAACGCTGAATCAGCATTGCCCCAGAAGCAAGTCCGTGGAAGAGCCCTAAACGCGAAAAGTCAATCGCGCCTGAGGTCTTTGGAAGGCCAGGATTTCTATCATAAGAGGAAATTTTCCAACTTCCTATTTTGATAGGGCCGTCGACAACCGTCGACGCTGTTTCGCTATGAAGATAGCCATCAGGAATCCAGAGAGATTCCTTAAGGTGTTGCTTCTTAGAGTAACAGATATTACGGATGTTATAGAAAGGAGAGGCGAAACGAGGTGTGAGATATTTATTAACATACTCACCCGCGTTCGTAAACCAATCTAGAACAAAAGAGAACGGGACAAGCTCCCACGCCAGTCCAATGAACTTGTGAAGTCCAAAGTACTGAACGTAGGCTTTCCAGTCCTCAATGTAATCTAGGTCCTCACGGACCTTGCCCAAGGCGCTGATGACACCGATTATCTCTTTCTCATCACAAAGGATGCGAGGAGAGCCGGTGACAGCAGCGTTAGTGAAATCACTGGGAATTTTCATTCGAGCTCTGATAGGCAGATAACCACCCATATTAGAACGAAGAAAGTTAAGTCGACGACGCACAGTTTCATGCGCGTTGAAGACATTAACAACTTCATCTAAAGCGGGTTTAACGGCGAAATTCCATGACAAGAAATCGCCGGAAGTCTGCCGTGCTAATAGTGCCACCTTACCTAGGGTATCCTTCTTCTTTGCAATCGTCGCAAGACGCTTCAACACTGTTTTTATGAGTGAGGAAGGGTTAACTATTGCCTTAAAGGCATCAATAAAGATGCTATTTTCGACAATAGATTCACCAAGCAGAGAATTAGGAGGCATGATGCTGTCACAGGCCTCATGCCACTTATCTAGAAGAGCATACCAGTCGGGTTCATGATACGCGTCGGCGGTATACGATCGTGTGAAGCTACCGTTAATAGTGTTCAGCAAAGCTGCACTATCAAAGATAGACACATTACCGAAATACCGACATAGCGCATTACAAACCGAATAGTTGTAGGTGTAACTAATATTTGAGCTCCGAACAGTACGGAACACAATGCGATCACTGGGACGGAGAATTTCCGTCTTGATATGAGAGCATTTGTGAACTTGGAGCAGCTGAGTATACAGTTCGGAATGAACCGACCTGGATATCACCGGATCCGACAGTTTCCGCGCCACCCTCAATCTGAGGGCGAAACGGGCTCTATCCTGTTTCGTACGAGGAAGATTTATCTCATCAGAGATGGTATCCTTCTTGGTATGATGAATACCAGGACCTTTAACATCCTGACTGGAATCGATGAACTCGGCAGGAGGAGAAACGCGTTTAAACGTTCTCGCAAATGACGACTCACCGCAACCATTG